CTGCGAATAATTCAGCACGAGCTTCAAACGTATCAGGATTAAATGGTTCTACTACGAAAGGCAATTTGCTTTTCAATGGTCTATACAAAATAGCCATAATCTTGTGAAGATTGAAATTTAATTTAGGATGGTTTTTTAGAATGTCGATGTCAGCCATCTCTCCAACGCTTAATTTTTTAACGTCTATTAAGCCATACGATATACCATCAATCGTAATGATATTATCAATCGAACCATCTCCCAAGTCAAAACAATTTTTTACAAAGTCATTCCAAATTCCATCAAGCACATTGGCTGGTATTATTCTAATCTCTTCCATGTCGCATTCGCTAACAATACGGATTACTTCCATTCGGTCGTGAATACTTGCATCGTCTTTGATTAAGTCTGAAATCTCAATGAATTTCTTAATTGATATGCTGTTTATTTTTTTTATCATGATGTTACTCTACTTGTTTTTGTTGTTACTCCTGTTAATAATTCTACTATGTCAGCTCCGACTGTCTTTTCTAATTTGCTAGCGAAGTACTCGATTAACTCCGTTGCATCTTCGCTTAATGATGTCCAATAACGTGGCATGATTCCTTTGCCAATCTTACCAGGCTTCGGATTCCAACGTGGCATTATAAATTGGCTCATTCCATAACTTGCTTTATCTGCATTGCTATAAGTACCCAAGTCTACATAAACTCCATAATAAATATAGTAAAACGACAATGCTGGATTGCCGTTCTTTGTTACTACCTTATATCTTATTGAACGCTTTAACTTCCCAGTCTTAACGGGCGCTTGTGCCTTCATTATATTCAAGATTTCTTGCCCGAGTGATTCGAGCGCCTTAGTAACTTGTCTAATATATAGTTTTTGCGGGTCCATTAATTAAAAGGATTTTCGCATAAAGTGAACGGACTAATTACCTCGATTATGATTCGTGTTGTATAACCAGCCACGCTATTCACAAACGATTCATCAAATATCATTGACGTAGTTGGTAGTTGAATATTATATCTAAATCCTTCCCAGTCGGTAAGGTTAAATTTGCTTATTATGTCACGAGTAATTTCAAGACATTGGGATTGTGTAATTACTTGTAATTCTAAATCATCTTTGCAAAGGTCGAACACTACCATGTCAAACTCGAATTTAGTAGATTGACCATTCATTACTGCGGTCGATGGCACCAAGTGAACCGCAATGTATTCGTACGAATTAGTATTCGTTCCATCGTTACCAGTCGGTTGTTCGATGGCACTTATATCGCCTACTCTGAAAGACTTAACCGCCTTATGAGATAAGCACAATGTTTTTAAATCTTTAATTAATATTTCGTAAATACTACCTTGCATGGTTATAAATATAATTTATCCGTAAAATTACATACCTTTTCGATAAAAACCATAAGTTCCTTTCGATGGATTGTCAAGGTTGTAAATAACATTGTATCGAATAGCGTCTATGATATGATTCCAATTGTCTACATATAACTTTGAACCTTTGTTTAAGTAACAATAATTATTCAGCTCTTTTGCTATGTTCGTACTATTTGGCTCAACTATAATCTTGAAGTCTTGCATCCTTACTACCCCGCTTTCTATGGTTCCTTTCTTAACGGCTTGAATGTTTATCTTCTGAAATCTTAAGTCATCAATCAATCTAGGCTCGGCACTATCTGCAATAATCAAACCACCTTTAGTTTTTTCGAGTAGCATCTTACTTAACTCATGCGTTTTCAATCCACGTTGGTAAATATGTTCTTTGACATATAGCAATTTATTCTTAACATCGATTGCCACCTCTGCTAGTGCATCGGGATCAATACTAAATCCAAAGTCCATACCAAATGAAGTTTGAAGATAGTTCGGATTGAATGCACCAAACTCCCAATTTGTAAATACCACGCCTTCAGCTTTCTCAAGCCAACCGCCTAAAATAACGTGTTGGTATTTGTCGGGATTATGTAACTTAATTTTCTCGACTTCTTGTAAGAAACTAACGCCTAAATTTTTGATATTATCCTCGTAGGTAGTATGAATGTATGTCGTATTGCCTTTAGTGCCGTTAAAGCCTTCTTTGATGCCTTCTTGCTCAAAAAACTTTCGATATATCCAATGTTCTTTTGTGGCTGGGTTAAGGATTAATATAATCCTATTTTGCTTATCGTTTGAACGTATTGATAAATTGATTTTATCGAACGTGGCTTCGTCTACCAATTCTTCTGCCTCATCAAGTACCCATGTCGTAACACCTTGCAAAGATTTCAAGTTAGCTGTTTGGTCACCGCTTGAAGTTTTTAAGCCTTTAAAAAATATCTCACTATTTGAATTTTTGTTTTTTATTTCACTCTTTGAGATACTGAATAAGTCCTCTAATTTTAATAGCTCAATTTTCTCTTTAAATTCGGGAATGATAGATAGATGTGCACTAGTCATCGTTTGCCTTGTAAAGAGTATCTTATGACCTTGCTCGAATGATAATAACGTTATGAACCTACCAACCTCAAATGACTTACCCGAGCCACGACCGCCCGTGACTACGAAATATCTACTTTTTGAACCAAGTAAATCCCATGCCTTACTGTGCTTCTCCATTATAGAGTTTACTAATGTCGAATTCTTTTATGGTAATGTCGTTGTCTATTTGTTGAACTGGTGCTCCATAGGCGCTATCTAGTACGGCTTTATATGCATTCGTATCTTTCAACTCGATTGCCTTCTCGATTTGTGCTTGATGCATTCTTAATTCTTGGTCGTTCATATCTAACAACTCCTTCAAGATTGTACTACGATTGCGCTTACCTTTTGGGCGTCCGTTTGGGTTTGCGACCTCTCCTTTTTTAAATGGTGTTAAGTTTTGTTCGTTTGCCATTTCTCACTATTTTTTCACTATTTTATAATACTTTCGACAATGCTTTTTGTAAAGATATCATTACGCTTCTGATACATGAACCGCACCCATTTGGCACCTTATTAGTCTTATATATTCGATTGTGTACGTCATATAATACCTTTAATTCATCCATCTTATATCCATGCGTTATATCGAGGATAATCTTCCTATTCTCTAATAATATGTCTTTATCTTCTTGCGTTATTACCATTGTCATTTAATTTCTACTTTGTTTTGTTCTAAAAATTTATATATCTCTTGAGTTAGTTTTCCACAAAGCCAGGCTTGCGCTTCCTCATCTGTTATGTCTCTCGGTTCGGTTATTCTAATTACTAAATGATAAATCTCATGTGCTAATGTATTATGGGTTAAATATTCATCATTAATCAATATGAAGTATTCACTTAAATTGAAATAGAATACTATTCCTTCAACTTCATAATCAATCGTGAAAGGTTGCTTATTCTTTGTGGATATCCTCTTAATTTCTTTGTTGATATCATTACTAACAATAAAATTTACCTTACAATCATATACATTCAGTTTAATAGTCTTTCTCATGAGGTAAGTCTTTTAAAAAAATACTCCCCAAGGTAGCTAGCGCAAAAACTAAAAAGAATAATATGTAATATTGAAGTTCCATTACTCAATAATATTATCATTGTCATCCAAAATGGTAGGCACGTCGGACACTTTAGTGGCTTTCCTTCGAGGTTTATGTTTGTCAGTATCGACAATATCTTCACTACTTTCGCATATATCGGATTCAGTATGAGTGCTATCGTTCCCATTGATAATAGGATTGTCAAGATAAATAATTTTATCATCTGTTTTTAGTTTATTTCGTGAATAATTGCTAGTTCTTTCAAAGTCATTCTCATGACAACTGAATATAACGTCTATATTTTCAAATTTCCATCTCATAGTAGTAAATATATATTTTAGTGCATTTTAATTATAATCGGTAATTTGCCATCAATAACCACTCCGCAAGCTATTTGAGGTGGCGCATAGTTTTTAGCGTATGCCATAGCGTAAGCCTTCGCATCCACACCACAACCGACTTGCATTCCGAATACATTGTTAATATATTCGATATAGCATTTCGTGTGAGTATGTCCCGCAACCACTGAACGAAACTGGTTCTTTGCTTTCATGAATGCCGTTGCGCCTTCGCCGTGAACGTAGTAAACTCCATCAATAACTTTATCAGTAGTGAAATTCCATGTAGGCACCTCAAGTACGTCTTTAAATTCCTTAATCCATTTAGCGC